GGGTGGTAGCTTTGCTGATATTAAAGCACCATCTGCATAATGCCTAGGTGCCATCACTTCTTTAAATGATTTCATTTTTGTTTTGCCCAAACATCTTCCCAGTTTCCTGTATGTGCTGCCTTAGCATAATCGGTTGCTCTATTCTCAAAGAAGTTAGTGTGAATAGGTGCGTTAATCATTTCCTCGACCCACGGCAGCGGATTCCTTTTAACTTTCATAATTCCCTTAAGACCAAGACTGATAAGGCGACGATCAGTAATATAGCGGATATACTGTTTAACGTCAGCAGAATCCAAATTTTCCATAGGACCCATGGCAAATGCCAAATCTATAAAGCGCTCTTCGAGCATAACCATTTGTTCAGCAATTGTATACAGCTGTCCTTTGAGTTCATCGTTCCAAATCTCCGGATTCTCTTGTATATATGTTCTGAATAATTTAATCATAGACTCACAATGCTGAGTCTCATCCACAATAGACCAAGTAACAATTTGTCCCATACCCTTCATTTTACCATGGCGAGGGAAATTCAACAACATAATAAAGGAACTAAACAACTGCATACCTTCTGTAAATGCTGAGAAGATAGCAATATGTTTTGCTGTGTTTTCTTTTGTAGAGTTTTGCTGTGATATATCTAAGACATAATCATGCTTAGCTTTCATTTCCTCATATGCTAAGAACTCATTATACATTGTTTCAGGCAAGCCCAACGTCTCAATCAAATGAGAATATGCTGCAATATGCAGGGCTTCGCGTGCTGCAAATCCTAATAGCATCATACGTATTTCGGGTTGAGGGAAATACGGAAGATAGTTGTTAACATATCCACCAGCAACATCAATATCACCTTGAGTAAAGAATCTAAAGATGTGTGTTAAGAATTGTTTTTCCTCAACAGTTAACTTCTTTTTCCAATCTTTAACATCTTCGACCATTGGTACTTCAGTATGCAACCAATGCGATTGCTCATGCTTTAACCATGCGTCATATGCCCACGGGTAATTAAAGGGTTTGAAAGAATCTCGTGTATCTGTAAGATTCGATTTTGTCTTTTTAATCATTGAGAAACTCTTCCACTAAATTTTTAGCTTTTACACCTACCATCTTGTTTAATACTTGACCATTCTCATCAAGTTTAACAAGTGTCGGCACTCCCCTGATACCATATTTCATTGCTAACGCTTCATTATCATCTATATCAATAACTTCAATCGGCACAGGAGTATCAATACCTTCTATAATAGTTGCCAATGCTTTACATGGCTGGCACCATGATGCTGTAAATCTTATTACTCTATTCATTTTTTATCCTTCGCAAGCTAAACAAACGTCTTCAGTTGCTAATGCTTTTAAATCAATCTCTTCCATCACTTGACGCTCAATTCTTTTAGATATCTTATCTGCTTTACCAATCTTCTCTGAACGGCAATAGTACAGTGTTTTCAATCCTTGCTTCCAAGCTTGAAAGTGAACAGCGTGAATATACTTAATATTGCTATCTGGTCTAAAGAATAGATTAACTGACTGCGCTTGATCTATATACTGTTGTCTATCTGCAGAATGTTGAACAACCCAACGCTGGTCAATTTCCATAGATGTTTTAAATACATCTTTTGTCCAATCATCCATCCATGTTAGATGTTGTACAGAACCATCGTTCGCAATGATTGAAGACCAAATATCATTGTAGTCATTTTGCGATATTGCAGCATTGTCATCTCCATACTGAAGATGTTTTTCAATAACTCTATTCAACCATTTGTTTTTGTTGAGCATTGAACCCGATAAAGTATCTTGTCTATACGCGTTCGCACGTAAGGGCTCAATAGAAGGGGAAGTATTACCCATAATAATAGAAGAAGAAGCGTTTGGAGCAATAGCAAGCATATGAGAGAAACGGCGTCCAGTGCCTGTCGCATCAGGTGCTTCGCCTCTTTCTTTGCCCAATTGAATGTTAGCATTATCTAATCCCTTGCGAATATGTCCAAATATCTTATGATTTAATCCTGTTGCGGATGCTGATTCCCACGGGAGGTTGTTCTTTTGTAAAAGAGCATGCCAACCGAGAGCACCAATACCAATAGACCGTTCGCGGCTAGCGCTAAATCTTGCGCGCGATATGCTGTCAGGAGCATTATCAATGAAATACTGCAAGACGTTATCGAGCATCTCTGCAACGTCCCGAAGAAAAAGTTTGTCATCTTTCCAATCATCATAATACTCCAAGTTTAAAGAGGATAAGCAACATACCGCAGTACGATCTTTATCCGTTGGTAAAATAATTTCACTGCACAAATTAGATTGTTTAATGCTCAGTCCCAATTTCTTTTGGAACTCAGGCATAGCTCTATTGCTACTATCAATAAAATGTAAATAGGGTTCACCTGTTTGCATACGCATATCTAAAATACGTTGCCACAATTCTCTTGCCGAGACTTTGTCTCTGACTTCACCGTTGTGCGGATCTTTTAATTCCCACGTATCATCCATTTCCGGGTCAATCATTGCACGTTCAATTAGATGCATAAAGTCATCAGTAATATTAATACCATGATGCAAATTCAAACAACGCATATTAGGATCGCCCGTTGGCTTTCTCATCTCTAAAAAGATAAGAATATCGGGATGAGATATATTAAGATAAGCAGCATAAGACCCCCGCCTTGTCCGCCCCTGTCTGTATGCCAAACTACTAGCGTCATAAGTACGAAGGTGAGGCATAACCCCCACACTTTTATCATCTGATGAACGAATTCCAATTCCAATTCCAACTCCTCCGCCCATCATGGACAACCAGTTTACTTCGGCAAGACAATCGACAAGACCTTCTGCACTGTCATGTAGATAAGGTAAAAAACATGATATAGGCAGGCCACGCTTAGAACGCCCAAAACTGAGAATAGGAGTAGAATAAGACAACCAATGTCTACTACTATACTCATATAATCTTTGCGAGTGTTCCTGAGAGGAACCAAACGTCTTTGAAACATATGCGAACCTTTCTTGAGGAGATACTTCATCCTCTTTCATGTAGCTTTCTTTTAATCTTTTAATGCCCAACTCATCAAATAGACTATCTCTAGTATAATCGACTTTTATCCCATGCACAATTTCTTGCGTCATCTTTACTCCAATTTTTATTTTAAACTACTGATAGTGCAGCGTTGCAAATCTGTACTACATATCTTATTGTTTTTTCATCTCCAGCACATTCTTGTGCTACTCTAACATCTTTTATTTCTTGTAACAAATAATTTCGTTCTTCAACACTAATGTTTCCTATTTGGCACGCCTCAACTATTGATTGTATCTCTTGTTCTAATGGATGCATTATCGATTCTCCCATGCGGTTTTTGTTGCGTTTATTCTTTGTGTCGCTGTCTTTTTACCTAATTCACAAAAGGTTTTACTTGCACCGCTATTCATCTTTATTGCGTGATTATGTAATCCTTTGATATTATCTTTCTGTGGATCATTTCGCCATTCTGTATATTTTGACAAATGCTCTGTATATGCGATTACATTTGACCAATTACTTTTTTCACAATCAACTTTATTAATCTCAATATCAGCACTGACTAAATAACCAAACATAATTGGGTCATGTGGTCTGGGCCAATATTTTTGCAAATTACTTACAGTACTACATCCTGCAAGCAAAGTAATACTTAATAATACTAATAACTTTTTCATTTTATTCCTTCGTATATTGTTTTTTGTACGTTATACCATTCTATCCATGCATCCATTTTAACTGCACATTCATAATATGCGGTATAGTTTACATTAATTATTTTTGCTACATCACTTAATTTTGCGTCAGGGCTAAGTTCTTGTAGATTTGGGCATTTTGTCAGTAATACTTTAGGCACTTCTGGAAATTTTGCAACAACAGGAACAGTTGTTGAACAACCCGTTAATACTATGAGCAATGAAAGCACAATGATAGATTTCATCTTCGTTCCTTTGCTGATTCATTATGCAATATAAAAAATTCCTTAGGAAGTTCACAAATACCGCCAGGAGCAAATTTAGTATCGTATTTGATAATTTCTCTATCTATGTACTTTATAACTTCTTCGCCTTTTTCCCGAACTACCTTTTGCTTATATACTACTTTTTCTTGTATCTTAATGTTTTCTTTTTTGCTCTCAACTTCTGCGGCGGCAACTTTTGCTTCTAACTCTTTTACTTTTTCCATCATTGCGGCTTGTATGCCAAGACCGCCTTCAAAGTATACACCCATTACAAACAATACAAATCCCACTATTCTAATAGGAATGTAATAATTGCTTATGAATGGTATAACCTTAAGTACCATGCTGATAATGATAATCAACAATCCCGCTGCTAAGATAGCATGAAAGAAAGCATTAGGTAATAAAGATAGATACCACATTTAAGATTCTAAAATTTGTTTAATGTTTGGCGGAACAAATGTGTCAGGCTTCAATACCTTACCATCTTCCCGTTTGATCAACTTACCATCAACCATCTTAGACATATTAGATCGCGCAACTTCGTCCCATACTGCTTGTTGCGGAATGCCTAATGAATGTTCTAAGCCTTCAATAACCCATTTTAAATCTGCACACGCATCTGCAATTTCAATTATATCGGTTTCATTCCACGCGTGCATTAATTCTTTATATTCTTCTGCAATTAACTTCATATAAAGTGCTGATTGCTCAAATCTTTCTGGCGGTAAACCGGTGTAATCTGGCACACCCGGGGCACCGTAGACGTTTTGCTCGCCTGCAAGCATAAACTTCTTCACATCATCATTGCTGTTCATTTACTAAATCCTTAGTCATAGGGAATATTTCTGCAATCACTTCAGCACAAGCTAGAGCAATATCAGCGTGTTCTTTCTGAGTACCATTGCTTGCTCGTAGTATTATATAGTGGATCCAACTCCGCAAGGTACCATTCATATAAAGCCTACTAACAGTTAATCCCTCGGGAAGAACTGCTCTCGCTTGTTCTTTAGCAATTCCTTTAGCTACTGCCCAAGAATATACATCCCGGGTTTTATTTATAAGATCTCTTTGCAAGTTTTGCCATTGATAAGCAATTTGTCTGTGTTCATCATTTTGCAAATCCAACTCAACAGAATTTTGACGATTTTTAGTGTCTTGTAGACGTGCATCACGAATAACAAAATCTAAATCCTGTGTAGGATCAGCATATCTTTGACTAAACTCTTGGAATGAGAAACTTCTATGACGAAGAATCTGACGGGCAATATCTCTTGTTGTTTCAATCTCAATACAAGCAGACACCATCTCAAGTGGAGACCAGTGTTGATGTTTAATCAAATACTTAATCAACTTCTCAGACGTTTCTGTGTTGTATTGGTTTGCTGGATTTGAAACTCTTGCACAAAATGCTACTAGATCTTGTGCGTCATACAAACCGTCTGACACTAGTTCACGTGTCGGTTTGCTATAACTAATTAACTTACACTTCATTTAACACCTCTTCCATGATACGAATTTCATTTTTGCTTCTAGACCATTATATATGTTCTTCTTAATTATGTTCAATGGTTCTTTACCCGTTAACACAATATCATTAATATCTTTTTCTTCTAAAGTCTGCGGCCATACAACAATATTATAATTGCTATTGATAGCTTTGTCTATAATTTTACAAACTTCTTTGTTTCTAGGTTGGTTGTCAAAAATAACAATTAATCTTTCTTTTGGAATACCCAATGAATCTAGTTTACCAAATGCTGTACCCGCAACCGCAATACAATTTGGAATAAACAAACTATCAATAGGTCCCTCAACAACATAAACCTTTTTATTTCTATCTACAAAATCTAAACCAAATATAAATGGTTTGTCATCATTGATCTTAATAGTAACATATCTTAAAGATTCGCCTCTTAGGGCTCTACAAGTTACACCAACTAACAAACCCTTTTCGTCATAGAACGGAATAACTAATCTAGGTTCTTTTGTCTTTAGTGTATCTTTATACTTGTCAGATAATTGTTCAATCTTTCTAATATCATCTACAAAGTATAACTGTTTAAATTTTTCTCTTGGGATTTTTCTTTTTAAACAAAATTGAACAGCTTCATTATCATCTGGCAATTTATCTAAACGATCAAGTAATTCATCTAATAAATTTTTCGATTCAAAAACAGGAGGAGCCATTTTAAATTTATCCTCAGCTTTTTGGTGAGGTTTATTTAATGGTAACCCTTCACTATATCGTTCCATAGTATATTGATTATACATCAAAGAGTCCATTTGTTTTAAGAATGAACCAAAGTGTAATGATGCATCGCAGTTATGACATTTATAAAACAAATCGTTTTTAACGGCATAAAAGTAACCTCGCGTTTTATTCTTTTTAGAAGAAGAATCTCCGCAAATGGTACAACGACAGTTATAAAGATGGTCGTTCTTCTGTTTGAACAACGGCAATCGGTTACTGATTAATTTTAAGTATTTAAGATCAAGAAATAAAGACACAATAAGACTCCAGGAGAGTCTTAATTATAATATAAACAGGCTATTATGTCAATGGAAAAGTGTCTGAATCTTGTCAATATGACCAGATACGAAGCCAATTACGGCTAACCCGCCCCATGCCATATATGTCCATTTATCTTTTAATTTTTCCATTGACTCAATTTTATCATTAAGTGCTGAATGCTGTGCACAGGACGCTTCATACATCTTATCGAGTTTAGAGCTAAGATCATCACGAGTTTTATCCAAACAGTCGTGCATCTCTTTAACATCTACTTTTAAAGTATCAATCTTTTCATTAATACCCTCGACCTTAGTTTCTAAGATGCCGATTCGTTCTTGTGAAGTAGCCATTTTTATTTTTTCTTTTTAGCTTTTGCAACAGCTGTTCTTGCTTTTGTTGTAGCTTTTTTAACTACCTCAGTTGCGTCAGCTAAATTAACTTTGCCGTCATTATTTACATCAAGTATAGTTTTTGTTTCTGCAACAAATTCTTTAACTTCTTGAGTGACCGCAGGGACAAATGACGGTGTTGCCGGTTCTGCTAGCACTACTGGCTCAACCGGTTTTACTTCTTCTACAATAGGTTGCGCTTGTTCTGTTTTAACAACAGTTTCAGGAATATCTTTACCTTTTCTCAAAATAAAATAACCTGCTACTGCAAGAATTGCGACTGCTACGATGATAATTTCCATTATTTTCTCCTAAAAATACTATTTGAATCAACCCATTTTTTCCGACGCTTTTTGCTAATAGGGACTTCGTCTGGCGGTAATCCCGCTATACCCGGAGTTACTGCGGCATTGTTTGCTGCAACTGCTCCCTCGCCCTCTTCAGAAAACTGCTTGAATGTGAACATTTTGCGGTCATTGAGATACTCTTCAACCAATACAAGTTCTTCATTTAAATCAGACTTAACTTTATTTATATATCTCAATTCCAAGTCAATCGGCTCTTTACCCTCTTCTAATGACTCTTTTATCAATGAATATGCTGCAGCCAATGAAATAAGCTGTTTATTTGCAATTGGCACTTTTTCTATGATCTTCTTTAATCTATATACTAATCTATGTAAAAGAGTATATGCATCTCTTTCTTGAACAGTATTTAGATCTCTCATACGTTTAAGTTCATTGCCCTTATCGTCAATGATACCCATCTTGTATGCATCTGTTTTTTCAAACGGTGTTACAAGAAGTTTAAGTACTCTATATGCTATAATTGAATCTACAAATTTTCCCATTTTATTCTCTTTATACGTTTGCTGTATTTGTTGCAGGATAATATCTACCATTGCCCCATATAATTCTGACGGCGCCTCTAGCTCCCCAACCAGTGGAATGAGGGAATCCTGCGTACCAAAGAGATCCGCCTCCGCCTCCGCCAAAACCGTAGCCCGCGCTTCCTACAGTTTGGCCATACCCCTGATTGATACTTTCTGGAGGTAGGCCGCCCGAGCCGCCTTGACCTGTCCAGCCGGCGTCAAGATAATTTCCGACGCCGCCAGCTCCGGATGCGCCTTGCCCATATATACCTACTCCGCCACCACCCTTACCTTCATATCTAGTTCTACCGCCTGCACCACCACCGCCACCGTTTCCAGCTAATCCGCTAAATGTTTCAGCATTTCCACCGTTTCCGCTATAACCTGCAGCACCACCGCCACCGCCAGTATTAGAACATCCGCCATCGCCACCGCCGGTACCTATTCTTACATTGCCGCCCATGCCTTTTTGATTTGCAACTAATGCTCCATACCCGCCACCGGCATAAATTAAATTAGGCCCAAAAGAACTAAATCCCCCAGAAGCACCAATTGAAGTATTACTTTGGCCTGCTTGTCCAACAATTACGGTATAAGTATCGCCGCCAGATATAGATATATTGCCCCATGCTAATGCACCACCGCCGCCGCCTGTACTACCACCGCATCCGCCGCCGCCAACTGCAACTACACTAACAGTTGGATATCCATAGGGAGCTACCCAAGAATATGTACCAGCTATAGTAAATTCTTGTTGCCCCGGAGGATTTTGGCTTGTGTCATTAATTATTACTGGTCGAGATCTTCCTGCAAGAATTGTTCTATTGGAATCTAAGTATACTGAAATAACAAAAGATTCCTCAGCCGGTTCTGTTAATTGATCTGCTCTTATAACTATGCCCGAAGCGCTGCCAAAATTGCCAGATATAGAAACAGTACCTGTTGGTATAGTATTGGATGCAAAGTCAAAATTGGTCGAGCCGCTGGGTTCTACCGCCCAATAAAGTAATGCTGACCCGGTTGGCAAATTTTGAGTATATACTACAAATGATACACTACCACCTTCATTTACAATTTCTGTTGTGGCGCCTACTATACAGCTAATCGGGGGCGGTCCATTGGAATCGGAATTAATACGACCTTGAAAATTTATGTTTTGAAAAACCATTGACATTTTATACTTTTCTTAAAATCTCTATTATGTTATTGTCTAAAGATATTTCAGAATCTATTAAAATGTTATCCTTTGAGATAACAATCTTTTCAGGCATATAATTTAAAAATACTAAAAATGTTTTTAACTGAGGCCAGAACTTTTTATCTATTTTATAGAACAACATCGTTGTTGCAGCCTCAACACCAAACAAATTATTTAAAACAATGATATGATTAAGAATCAAACGTTCTTTTAAATCTTTTCCGCTATGATATTTACCCAGAAGTCTTTTAACGTATTTAAATCTTTTAATATCGTCTAAAAATTCTGCCATACCTTTACAATATGGATTATCATAATATTTCATAGCATACATGACAAAATTGTCATCGTTCAATTCAAATGTCATATTTTTTATACTACGTTGGCAGTTCCGCCAATCATAAACCATTTATAATCTGCGTACATCAATGTTGCAGTATCGCCTACATTTGCAAAAAGAACATTTGCACTATTAGCAATATTAGAACCTAAAGAATATGAACCACCAGATGAAGCAGTTGTTAGTAATACTTTAACTTGCCCATTGGCACCGTTCGGAATAGTAATTGCTGCAGGTGTTCCGCCAATACTTAAAAAGGTTGTAGGTGTAGATATATCTACAACACCTGCAGACGTTAATGTCTGGGGCGTGCCGGCAATTTTAATATTGCCCTGCAGCGTCGGATCAGTTATATCCGAAAGGAAGTCAGCAACGGTAATACTTTTACTTGCACCTGATTGCACGAGATAAAGTAAATCATTTGGATTTGTTACTGTTGCCGCAACTAATTCTGATATTTTAAGTTTTGCCATTTTTGTTATTAAGTTGTTTTGTTTATTTATTCAGGTATAGATACTTCAATCTCAATCCAGGCAAGAGTAGGTTCATCCCACCGATAAACTTTATCATCAGTTGGATACGGTACAGGTGCTTCCCATAAACATTTATCATCATTTAATACCCATGACTCAAACACTTTAGGTGGAATAAATGCATCTCTTGTTGCATCATAGGTGTAACCCATTCCTGCATAATTTTTACGCAAAGGGGTTCCGCCTTGTGAATGTACTCCACCGTGAGTATTGTATGATGTTTGTATCCAAGATGAAGGGCTACCAAATAGACCTGTGTTAATTACATCCTGATCTGCCACAATTACTTGTGTAACTATGTTATTTTCATTGATTTGTGCAAAATGTGCCATTATGTTTTCTCCTTAAAAAGTAATTGATCCTGATTGCCAGAATCTGTAAATTATGTTTCCGCCTGAAAGTATTACGTTAGGCGAACCGATTGTAGAAGTTGCTAAAGCAAATGTGTTAGAATAACTAATAAAGAATACACCTGATCCACCTTGGCCTGCGCCAGATGTACTACTGTAATTTCCGCCACCACCACCGCCACCCAAGTTAGTGCCGCCTGCAGTTCCAGCACCATTACCTCCACCTCCAGTGCCACCGCCGCCTAAACCACCTGCAGGAGATCCTCCAGTAGTTCCGCCACCGCCACCTCCAGCATAAGCAATATTTGCTCCAGATATTGTAGAATTTGCTCCTCGGCCGCCTGTACCTATACCAACTGTTCCATTAGTACCCGCAGCTGATGCACCGCCGCCGCCACCACCATTATCAAATGAAGAGTTATTAGAATTACCGTTACCGCCAGCATTACCTTGTCCAGGGTAGGCCGAACCGCCAGCATTGCCCTTTGAATTTGCACCACCACCGGAGCCGCCAGATTTACCTAAAAATGCACCACTAGATTGTGGATATGATGCTGAACCATTCCAACTTCCACCGCCACCACCACCCACGGATAAAACAATATTAGCGCCACCTACTGGTTGTATATAAGTATTCCCGCCATTGCCGGCGGCTACACCGGAACTACCAGTTACTCCACCTGCACCAATTAAAACTGAATATGTGGTTCCAATTGCAAGTGTAGTGGTGTTTGCTAGATATCCGCCGCCGCCACCACCACCGCCCCAAAGAGATCCACCACCGCCGCCGCCACCGGCAACTGATAGGTATGAAATTGGCAATAGCAAAGATGGATCAATAGGAAATGTTGTCGGCCAAAGGTTTAACCCGGCAAACTCATTTACCTTGTTTAGCGTTAATATGTCGTTATATATTGCCATTTTAAATTAAAACCCAGCTATTACTTTCTCTATTCCATTCATATAATTTGCCATCTAATGGATATGGTGTAACTTCACAATCTATACTTAATTCTTCTAATTTTTTACGTCTATCCCAATACTCTGGATGCACATCGTCAATAAAATATGGACGAGATGTTTCTGGTACTATATCAGTAACATCTCCATCTACATCTCTTATAGCAAAAACACAATACCATGTTACGTCATCGGTAATTGCAGTAAACTTATGCGGCCGCTCTTTTTTAATAACAATGAATGTTGGTGCAGTAAAAGTTCTAGGAGGATTACCTTCTACTTCAACTTCTACTGTTCCGCTTACTAATAAACTGACATGGTCAAATAAATGATAATGTCCAGGAGTCATATCTCCTGCTTTTTGTAATTGATTTTGTCTTACCCAAATATTACCAAAATATCCCAAGTCATGTCTTTTTCTCATATTTATCCTAATATTGCGACATTTGGTATTTCTACCCAATCTTTAATGTCCTCATCCCACGCATAAAACTTACCATCTGTTCCATTATATTTTGACGGAACAGGCGGTTCCCATCTACAAGTATTTTCGTTTAAAATCCAGCTAGGGTATTCCTTGGGTGGAATAAACGCATCACGTTCTTTATCATATGTATAACCGACACCTGCCGTGTTTTTTCTAAATCGTTGACTAAAGCTGGTCTGTACCCAAGTTTTACTATCTGGCCAAAGGGTTTTACAAAATGCTATTCCTTTTTGTTCGCTTTCAACCCTGTTAACCATTATATCAGAATTGTTAATAGATACAACTTGAATTACAATATTGCTTTCATTGACTTCTGCAAAATTTGCCATTTTATAATCCTTTCACGCAAGAGTTGTAAATGTACCGCTGCCGGTAAATATATGCAGGTACCATCCTGGTCTTGTTGTAGTATCTATTGTTCCGCCGGTTGCTTTTGCTGTAGCTGATTGATATGCAATGATTACAACACCACTACCACCAAATCCTTTTACAGCATTGCCGTCTATATTATGTAAATTAGATCCGCCACCTCCGCCGCCACCTGAATTTTGTACACCTGGATTCCCCCAAGAACCGCTTGAACCATACGCCGCAGCGTAAGGACCATAACCTCCAGAGCCACCTCCGCCTGCACCGCCGACGCCACCTGAGCCTGCACCTTCTAAATAACCACCACCTCCGCCGCCACCTGCAAACCAACCACCGGTTACTATTCCGTTTGGTTGGCCTCCGCTTGCGCCTCCAGTAATAACTGCAAATTCTGTGTATCGTAATCCTGCACCACCTGCACCGCCGGC